CGAAGCCTTGGGTAGAGGACAAGATCTTAATAAACTATCTCAATTTCTACAATACCTTGGTCCTCTTGGACCTGAAGCTATTATGCAGAATCTTAACCTAGATGATTACATTGATAGACTAGGTGCTTCATTAGGTATTGACACAGGTGGGCTTATAAAGACTCCAGAGCAAAAGCAGATGGAAGCACAGCAAGCCCAAGAACAACAACAACAAATGATGCAACAACAGTTCCAACAGGATCTTATAAAAGGGGTTGCACCAAATGCAGTTAAAGGTATGCAAGATGGAATGGCACAGAATCCTGAAATGGTTCAGGAAATGATAGCATCCATGCAAAAATAATAATAAATGGAAGAAGTACAAACTGGACAACCAGAGGGTGTGAATCAGGCAGGTTCACCAGAACACATTAACCAAATGTTAGCGGCAATAGATGCTCCTACAGAAACTTATGACGCAGGTTTGGTTGATAATAATCAAATACCTACTGCCGAAGGAAGACCTGTTTGGTTGCCAGATAAATTTGATTCTCCTGAAGCAATGGCACGTGCTTATGCTGAACTTGAAAACAGGTTTCACGCTAATGACGAGCAACTTCAACAGTATGAGAATCAAGCAAACTCCGAGCAACAATCTCAAGAAATAATGGAAACTCCACCTCACATGGTGGATCAAATGTTAGATGAGAGAGGACTTGATTTCTCTGTGTTTCAACAAGAGTACAACGAAACAGGATCATTATCTGAAGATGCTTATAAAGCACTACAAGAAGCAGGTATTGAACCTCAGATGGTTGACACATGGATACAAGGTCAAGAAGCTATTGCAGATCAACAAATTGATTCTATATATAACATGGTTGGGGGTGAGCAACCTTACAATCAAATGCTTGAGTGGGCAGGTAATAACTTAGAACCTTGGGAAATGGATGCTTTTAATAGCCAAATAGAAAATCTTGATGCAAATAGTGTTTTTGCAGTACAAGGATTAATGGCACGAATGCAAAATCAAGAAGGAAGTCCTCCAAGATTATTCCAAGGTGAACCTTCAGAATATTCTGCTCCAAAATATGACTCACTCGCACAACTAACAAGTGCTATGAGTGACCCCAGATATACTTCAGATCCTGCTTATAGGAATGAAGTAGCTTCAAGGCTGAAAAATTCAGCTTTATTTTAACTAGAAGTTAATAGTAGGAATTAGCCCCTTGCGAGGGATAACTTATGACGAATTTTTCTTTCTTAGTTATAGTATAATGCCTTAATAGGAGATTATTATGGCAACTGATTATAGTGCTATTCACCGTCCTGGTATAGAGAACGCTGGTAACGATGCTAGAAAATTATTTCTAAAATTGTATGCTGGAGAAGTTCTCACTGCATTCCAGACGAAGAATATAATGATGCCTTTGCATCGAGTCCGTACTATTTCTAAAGGAAAGTCGGCCTCTTTTCCCATGACTGGTAAGTACCGTGATGCGGCTTATCATACTCCTGGGGCTGAAATTGTACCAAATAATTCCAAGCAAGGGGAACGTATTGTTTCCATTGACGATCTTTTGGTTAATGCTCAGTTTATTCCTAACATTGATGAGGCTATGAGCCACTATGATGTTAGAAGTGTATACGCTCAAGAAGCAGGTTTTGGGCTTGGCAAGATTGCTGACCAAAATATCTTGAGATTGGCTATCAAAGCCGCCCTTACCGAAAATGCTACTCTAGCCGCTATTACAATGGCTGGACAGGATTATGTAGCATTTGATGATGAGGATTTTACTCAGAACGTAGTTATTGGTGACACTGGTTCTGGTACTACTTCACGTATTGGAGATACCAGAGATGCCAATAAGATCGTTCAAGGTATTATGGATGCTAAACGTATCCTTGATAATGCCGCAGTTCCAGGTGATCCTTTTGTAGTTCTTAATGTAGATTCATATTATGATCTATTTAAGGTAAATGGAGCTACAATGGATACTTCCTATGCTATCTTTAATAAAGATGTAGGAGGATCAGGATCAGTAGGACAAGGTGTTGTACCTCAGATTCTTGGTATGCCTGTGTATGTAAGTCAGCACATTGGAAACTTTACGACTGCCCAAGGTACTACTTGGTCTTCATCGTTGTTTCCTGGGAATGCTGATGCAGTAAGTACAGTTGAAACTGGTCTTAATCCTGATTGGGGAGACCATCAACCTCTTGCCGCAACCGCAGGTTCAGGTAGAACCAATCATTATGGGTTTGCCGCAAATGCCGCTGTAGCTGGATGGACTACTCGTGTAAAGAACACGAATGGAACTCCAACTACTGAGATTCCACCCAACGTAGCAAGACGTACTATGGGGTTAGTAATGACCTCAGATGCAGTAGCTACTGTTAAGTTAATGGATATGAGTGTTGAAAGCGAATATCAGATTAACCGACAGGGTACTCTCATGGTGTCCAAATACGCAATGGGTCACAACATATTGCGACCTGCGTGTGCTGTAGCACTCATCCAAGCTCTTTAATAGAGTATTGGTGTAACCTCTAGGGAGGACTCTTAACAGGGTTCTCCCTTTTTTTTAATAAAAATTATGGCTTTAAGTCCTACTACAGAATTAGAAGCAGTAAATACTATGCTTACAAGTATAGGAGAGCAACCTATACAGAACCTAGATGATCTGGCAGGACTCACCGATGCTTCCATAGCAAGACAAATTTTAAGTAATGTGTCAAGAGCAGTTCAATCAAGAGGGTGGGTATTTAATACCGATCTTGATAAAGTAATGAAACCAGATCAGTATGGTGAAATACTTCTTAATGACACGATACTACGTGTAGACACGACTACGAGGTTGCGTGATCCAGATAATGATATTATAGAACGTGGTCGTAGATTATATGATAGACAAAAGAATACAGATAAGTTTGACGAAGGTACAGAGATTAAATGTAATCTAATCATACACCTTAACTTTAAAGATCTTCCAGAACCTGCACGTAGGTACATCTCAATACGAGCCGCTAGAATATTCCATGACCGTGTTGTAGGATCAGGTGAGTTACACAGGTTCTACCAAGAAGATGAGTTACAAGCGTGGTCTACGTTAATCGAGTACGAAGGTGATACTGCTGACTACAATATATTTGACAACTACGATGTATATCGGGTAGTCGATAGGCTACCAGGATCTAGTTCTAACAGACTAGGGTATAACGTAATAGACTCTTATACTACATAATGCCTCTTATTTCAGGATCGGTACCCAGTTTAGTTAATGGAATATCTCAACAACCTGCTACACTCAGGATGCCAACACAGGGTGCCAAGCAGGTTAATGGGTTTTCTCATGTATCACGTGGATTGCAAAAGAGACCATGTACGGAACACATTGCTAAAATTGTTGGAATAACTTCCACTACATCTAACGATGTATTTATTCATACCATACGAAGGTCAGAGGATGAAGCGTATGCTTTGATTATTAAAGGTGGTGACAACCCATCTGCTAATACTAACAAAGGTAACGCAGAGATGCGTTTGTATGACCTAACTGGGTTTGCTACTGGTACTGCTGGTAATGAGGTGTTTATACATCCTGATACTGTAGGTAGTAATATAACAGCAAATGGAGCAATAGATGTCTCTTATTTATCCAATTTTAGTGGTACTAATAGTTTTGAACCAAATAAACTAGGGGCTACCACGATTGCTGACTTTACCTTTTTGCTTAACAAGACTACCAAAGTTAAAAAGAAAACCACAACTACACACCCTGTTAGACCTTATGAAGCACTAATTCATTTTAAAGTTGGTGATTTTGACGCTAACTATAAAATAGTTGTTACAGAATTTAATGTAGATGCTGATGGAGAAATAAATAAAGATAGTCATATTCACACTCATACAGCTACATACAAAACTCCAGATAATAAAACTGTAAGTAGAACAGAAAATTCAGAAACAGAATCTTTAAATAACTCAGAAGCTGTTGTTGTTAGTAATATTGCAAAAACATTTTTTAATGGTAATCTAAACCATTTAATAACAGGAGTTTTAGAAGAAGATACTAGCAGTACCCCAAACGGAGTAAAATTAAACCCTGCTAATGCAAACTGTGTTTCTAAGGGTACTATTACTGGTGCTATAAATGCAAGCACTTTAAATGCAGCAACTACTAGCGGAAATCCTTGGACTGTACGATACGATGCTGGTGAAAGCCTTATATACATAAGTAACGACAGTAAACCTTTTGTAGTCGAATGTACTGATGGTAAGGGAGATGCCTATATGACTGCAATTAATGGATCTGATGAAGTACCTAGTTTTGGAAAACTACCAGGATCAAAGCATCCTAATAATGGAGCTACGGCTGATACTGGATTTGTAGCAAAAGTGTCAGGTGACAAGGATACTGGTCAGGATGATTATTATGTGGAGTGGAATGGATCAGTATGGAAGGAAAGTGCAAGACCTAAGTATCCTGCTTTAAACGCTAAACATTGTAGGAAAGACTTAGACGATACTACAATGCCACTAAGGTTATACAAAGCCTTTGGTACAGTAAACGGTGTTGCAGATAGTATTTATTTTATACTAAAGACAGTACCGTGGGAAGAACGTACAGTCGGGGATGACACTATTAATCCATTTCCTTCATTCTGTAACTATGATGA